GATAAAGCAGGAGAGAATTGTGTCAGCAGTAAAAGAAGAATTAGAAGGTGTATTTAAAGAATTAGGTATAGATCTGAAATATCTTGTAAAAGGTGTAAAGACTGAAGCAGATGGAGCAGATCGAACCCTTGATCGTTTAAAAGCCTTTCAGATGCTTTGGGAAGCAGCAGATGTGGTACCAAAGAATAAAGTTACCCAAGTCACTGGTGCTGTATTCCAGGGATTTGAAGATGATCAGCTATTAACAGCTAAGAGACCAGAACTAATAGAAGGACCAAAAAGTGCCCCCAAAGAAAAAAACTAAGAAAAGTCTTGGTAGACGCTTTGTAGAATGGAAGCCGCTTACTTCGCGGTACCCAGATGACGAAAAGAAAGCTCGTCTGCAAGAAGATCGTGTTGCAGATATGATAGATTTCTTTGTCCCACAGACTAAGAAAGATGTTGCTCTTGAAGCTGCTTTCGCCTTAGTACCTGGTGTAAGTGGAAAAATGGTTAGTAAGGGGGCAAATGTAATTAGGAAAAAGGTTCCTGAAGTAGTCGAATATTTAAAAAACTATATATCTAGCCCTCAGTATCTGAAATCGTTAGATAAATTTACAGAGAGCTGGGATGAAGCAGTGGAACTTCGTGGAAGTTATTTAAACAGATTAGATGAAATTGACTATGATCAAAATTCAAAAATTGGTAATAACACAATTTTATCCCCAGAGGATATAAATAAACACAGACCTGAATATTTAAAAGACGTTGGAGGGGAAGTAGAGGCAGTATACGTTCCTTCTGATGATAAAATATTTTTAAATAGAAATACTGTAAAAGATATTGATGAAAAAAGCGCTGTTCCTTTATTGGCTGAAGAAATTATGCATTTGGTGACTAAGGGTAATAAAAATATTCCCCCTAAAATGAAAGCTGCTATAAAACAGAGTCAAATTGCTACGCCAAAATTGGGAAGATATGTAAGAAGTTATAAAGATGGAGATGTTCCTCGGATAACAAAAAAGTCTATAGAATATGCCCATGATGAAACTGAAACATATTCTAAGATTATGGCAACTAGAGCCACTGGTGGTTTAAAACCTGGGCAAGTTATAGGGGAAGTGGATCTGCCAAAAGCGTCACTCTATCGTGTTGAAGATTGGGATCAGGGGATAACAACAATGGCTAATGAGGGTTTACAAGATTTAAGACATGGTTATAGGGATAGGGAAATAGCAGATCTTATGACCAAACTGCCACTAGTTATGCCAAATATAGATCATTCAGATTTAGAAGGAATTGAAATCATTAACCCTTAAGGAGATAATATGCCTGGAAAACATTATTATAAGAAAAAGAAGACCACTAAGAAGAAAAAGAAGAAATGAAAATAAAACTTGGTGAATTAGTATCCAATACTACCATTATAAAGGATGGGGTGGATTTAAAAGACAGATTTTTTAAAGTTTTAGATGGGCATCCTTTTGCTAATATGTGGTCTGATGCCGCTAAGAAGGTGATTGCAGGGGAATTACGCGATGCAGTAATGGAAGATTCTGTAGTTAAAAAAGAAGAGTGGCGGGAAAAGATAAGGTTTAAAAATGCAAAAGAAGGTAGTAAGGGAACGTCAAGATAAGATTTCGATAGAAACTCCTTATGGAACTATTGAATCTGATTCTGGTAATCACTTTGTTGACATTGCTACAGTACTATTAATTATTGTAGCCTGCGGAGCATTGAAGATAGCTTTAGTAAAAATGTTTAGAAAATAATGGATATAGGCGTATTAAATGAACTTGGATATGTGGAAGTGGTTGAAATATCAATTTGGTTAGGCCTGATGTATTATGGGAAATGTTGGGTAGATAGTAGGTTTAAATAATGAACAAGCTGATTACAGGTTTTTTATTGAGCATGGTTTTTATGTTATATGCTTGGTCTTGTGAAGATGATTATATGACAATTGAACGTAATGTAATTGATGCCGAGACTAAAGTTCCAGTATATTTCTATGCAACTGCTGAACAGTCTGGGGAAGATACTTGGAGACCTGTATTTACATATCTTATATATTCACTAGAAGAAGGTGAATATGATGCATATTTTCATGCATATATGGTAAGTGAAAGCGATTCAGTTCTATGGTCTGGCATTCAGCCTATTCAAATCGAAGGTGGTAAAAAGGTGTGGGGTCAATATGTTACTACTGCTGAATTTTATCCATATATGATGCCAGACATACATCCAATGGCATATGTAAGCGTGCAATATTAATGCCTACTCCTTTTGCATGTCACGAATGTGATAGTCCAACTATGAATGAAAATGGTATATGTGATTCGTGCGTAGAACCTACAACAGCAGATGAATATAATAAGCAACCAAATGATAAACCATTAGGATTAAAGGACCTTAGTCAAATTGGCAAACATCAATAAAGAAAATGTGTCCAAGGCTGAAGAAGCCCTAGTCATGGCAAGCAAGGATATGATTGCATTCGGTAAGTTATTTTTACCAGATGATTTTATGCGCAGTGAAACACCGTGGTTTCATTATGAAATTGCTGATTCAATCATGGATGAAGAATGTAAGCAGTTAGCTGTTATTATGCCAAGGGGTCATGGTAAGACTGTTTTAACAAAGTGTGATATACTTCACAAGTTTTGTTTTTCTAGAGAACCATTATTTTATGGTTGGGTTTCTGCAACCCAGAAGTTAGCCACTGGTAATATGGATTATATAAAGACACATTTAGAATTTAATGAAAAGATAAATTATTACTTTGGAAATTTAAAGGGTAGGAAGTGGACAGAAGAAGATGTAGAACTTAGTAATGGGTGTAAGCTGCTTTCTAAGTCTAATGTATCTGGTATTCGTGGGGGTGCTAAACTACATAAAAGATATGATTTAATAGTTTTGGATGATTTTGAAGATGAAAATAACACGCTTACACCAGAAAGTAGAACAAAGAATGCTAATCTTATTACGGCAGTTGTCTATCCAGCATTGGAACCCCATACTGGTAGATTGCGTATTAATGGGACACCTGTGCACTTTGATAGTTTCATTAATAATTTATTAGTCAACCATGAGCGAGCTATGAAAAATAAAGAAGATTTCGCATGGGATGTAAAAACATATAAGGTTATTGACAATAAGGGTAGTGTTCTTTGGGACTCATGGTTTCCAAAGAAGAAGTTAGAAGAAAAGAAAAAATTCTACCGCGATTCTGGGATGCCTAGCAAGTTTTACCAAGAATACATGATGGAAGTCCAATCTGAAGAAGATTCAGTCTTTAACAGTAGGCACATAAAATATTGGGAAGGAAACTATGAATACGTTGAAGACCATGGTATTTCCTATATCTATCATGATGACGATCTTAAACCAGTTAACGTATATGTAGGCGTAGATCCAGCAACGGACATTAATAGAAGGGATAGTGATTTTTCAGTTATTATGGCTATTGCAGTTGATGTAAATAATAATTTATATGTCATTGATTATGTCAGGGAAAGGAGCTTGCCAGTTATGGCTATTGTTGGGGAAGGTAAGCCTGGTATTGTAGATATTATGTTTGATTTTGCCCATAAGTATCACCCAAGTTTATTTACAGTAGAAGAAACGACAATGAGTAGACCTATATTCCAAGCATTACGTAGTGAATGTATGCGTAGAAATGACTTTTCCGTTAGGTGGACAGAAGAAAAACCTGGAACAAAATTATCAAAAAGGGATAGAATACAGGGGATACTTGCACAACGCTTTAGCATAGGTCAAATATTTATTAAAATAAATCACTACGATCTTCACCGAGAAATTATTACATTCGGACCACGTATGGCGCATGATGATACCATTGATGCGTTAGCATATGCTGTAAAATACGCCACCCCGCCAAAGAACCTTATAAAGGAGAAAGATGGTTATTACCAGAAAAAGACATATCGTCCTAAGAATTGGGTACTTGCATAATGGCTAAAAGGGTAGATAAAAAAGCCAAAAGAATAAAATCTTTATTTGATGCATTGAATGACGGTGTACGTCAAAGATGGGAAACCGTTAATCAAAAGGGTCATGATTTTTATCTTGACAACCAACTAACCCAACAAGAAAAGGAAGCCCTTGAAGATCAGGGTATGCCTACTTTTACGGTCAATAGGATTATACCGGTGGTAGAAATGCTTAATTATTATGCAACTAGTAATTCACCTAGGTGGCAGGCTGTTGGCGTTGAACAATCGGATTCTGACGTAGCTGCCTTATTTGCTGATGTTGCTGACTATGTTTGGAATTATTCAAATGGTCAGACTTTATATTCAAATGTAGTAAATGATTCTATTACTAAAGCAATAGGCTTTTTACAAATATGTGTTGATCCAAATGCAGATAATGGTATGGGTGAAGTAATTATTCAACAACCAGATCCATTTGATGTATTTGTGGATCCCAAGTCTCGCGATCCTTTATACAGAGATGCAAGCCATATCATAGTAAGGAAGGTATTGCCGAAGACACAACTTATAAATATGTACCCAGAATGGGAGGCTAAAATAAAGAGAGCTGCCCACAGTGTTGAATCGGATCAAAATTTTACTAAAGGAATAACAGATTCAAATGATTTTCAATATAAGGATATAGCTGGTTCATATGATAAAGAAGGGCGCGATGAAGATTTAATAGAATATTTTGAATGCTATGAAAGGGAAACTACAAAATATTGTAATGTATTTTATCAGAAACTTCCCAGTAAAGAGCAGATGGCTGAAATAAAGGGAAAAGTTGATGAACAATTAAAAACAGCCGAACAAGAAATGATGGTTTCAATGCAGGAGGCCGCTAAATCCATGCAAGAGCAGGTAGAAGCTGGGGATATGCTACAAGAGCGCATGCAGCTTGAAATGGAAAAACTATCAAAGAACAATGAAGCTGAATTAGCTAATATGCAGATACAGTTAATGGCTGAAATGCAAAAACAAATGTCTATAGTAGACAATATGATCGTTACTTGGGAACAATATAAAATATTAAAAGATGATGAAGAATTTGCAAAAACTATTGTGGATCACGTCGTATTCCACAAACCGCAAGTAAAACTAACTAAAGTATCTGGAGATATAACTTTGGATGAGACAACGTTGCCAGGAGGGCATTATCCAATTATACCATTTTCGTATAAGTGGACAGGGACCCCGTTTCCATTGAGTGCAGTTTCACCCTTGGTTGGTAAACAAAGAGAAATCAACAAAGCTCATCAGCTTATGATACATAACGCCTCATTAGGATCTAGTTTACGTTGGATATATCACGAAGGATCTGTAGATACTGATTATTGGGAAAGATTTGCGACAGCCCCAGGTGCTCTTCTACCAGTTAACCAAGGGTATGAACCTCCTAAGGAAATATTACCCGCTCAGCTTAGTAATGCTTTTTATACTATAGTTGACACTGGTAAATCTGATATGGAATACTTGGCTGGCATTTATTCAACTTCTATGGGTCAATCAGATCCTAACACTGAGACCTACCGAGGTTTATTGGCGTTGGATGAATATGGGACGCGACGTGTAAAGCAATGGCTGAAAAGTTCTATAGAACCAGCTCTTAAACATATGGGGGAAGTGGTAAAAGATTATACACAATCCGTATATACAGCACATAAAGTATTTCTCTTAGTGCAACCTAATAATATTAATGAAGAAAAGACAGTTGAACTTAATGTTCCGATTTATAATGATTATGGCCAAGCCATATCCAAATGGAATGATTATGAAGCTGCAAAATTTGATGTCCGCATTGTAGCGGGATCCACATTGCCTTTAAACAGGTGGGCTTACCTAGCTGAATTAAAGGAATTAATGCAATTAGGGGTTGTAGATGATATAGCCGTTCTTGCTGAAACTGATATTCGCAATAAAGAGAATATTGTTAAGCGTAAGAGCCTTTATTCACAATTGCAATCTCAAGTTGAAGAAATGGATAAAACCCTACAAGATAAAGAAGGGACAATCGAAACACTTGAAAGACAGCTTGTTCAAGCTGGGATCAAGAATAAAATCATGCAAGGAAATGTCGAAGTTAGTAAGGCAGCACAAGATGCTAAGTCATCTTATGCCCGCAGTGCTGATAAAGTCAAATCCGAAGCTGATTTACAAAGAAGGCAAATGAAACTCGAATCTAACGCCTTAAATGGCAAGGGAGAATAAAATGAGTGAAAACCAAAGTGAAGCAAACCCAGATGTGGTAGAAGAAGCTACTTCCGATGTAGAGACCGGTGTTGGTCAGGAAGCTGTTTCAGATGCTATATTTGGCTCTTCTGATGGATTCTTCGATGCTTTAGATCGTGACGTGAATGGCTCGATCATTGATAGCGAAGATAACGAAATCCAAGAAACAATGAAGACCTTACCAGACGAGGTAACTCAGCAGGAAGACAACAATTCCATTAAAGCTGACCCTGTAGAAGAAGGAATTGATTGGGAAAAGCGTTATAAAGACTCTTCCAGAGAAGCTCAGAAAATGAAAACTAAGCTGGATGAAGTTGAGACGTTTAAGCCGTTCATTGAGTCCCTCAAAAGTGATGAGGGAATGGTTCAAACAATAAAAGAATACCTAGAACAAGGACGAAAACCAGTAGATATGAAAGATAAACTCAATTTACCTGACGATTTTGTATTTGATATGGACGAAGCAGTTCAGACACCGGATAGTAATTCGGCTAAGGTATTTAATAACATGGTTGATAATCTTGTTAATACAAGAGTCCAAAATGAACTGAAGTCTGATAGAGATAGCAGAAGTCAAGAAGCACACACTGCGGAACAGCAGCGTGCAGCTACTGATTTCAAATCTCGTCATAAGGTCAGTAATGAGGATTTTGACGGTATGATGAATTGGGCAGATGATCATCAAATTTCATATGATGATATATATTTTCTCAAGAATAAAGACAAGTTTATGGGCAATGTGGCTAAAAGTACCAAATCTGATATGCTGAACCAAATGAAGGCAGTACGAAGTATACCTACATCTGCAAGTGCAACTAATAGTGCAGCTACTGAAGAAACTGACTCTAATAAGTTAGTCTTCAATGCGCTAAAAGATATCGACGGGGGAGTAGATAATCTATTTGGATAAGTCCTTATAACTAAAAGGAGTTAATAATGGCTGATAATCCTAAATTTTTATCTGCTTTAGCTCAAGCTAATTCGGGTGTTGTTGCCACTGATGGTGGCGGTATTGGTGATCTTAGGCGTAGATACAACTTTGGTCCCATGGTGTCTGAATTAGGCATTGATCAAACCCCGTTTTTTCGCTTCCTTTCAATGGCAGCGAGAAAACCAACTGATGACCCAGAGTGGAAATCAGTAGAACAGCGAAGTAGCTGGATGAAACGCTACGCATATGTAGTAGCAATTGACGATAATGGAACTAGTGCTAATCACGCTGCTGACGGTAATGCTTATGACGCATTTAGTCTTGCAGGGGCAAAACTAGCAAAAGATCAGATTTTCAATGTAGAATTGAAAGCTGATTATGAATCTGCTGGTAATGTACAGTCTATCTTAGGACAGACTGCAATAGCTATTGGTGCTTCAGGTACAAAGCCTCAGTTTTTAATGGCTGGGCAATTACTGAAGATTCCTATTCGTAAACATGAAACTGGCGCGGCTCATACATTAGTTGATGAATCAGTGCCAACTTCTGCAATGTATGATGAAGATTATATTGTCGTACGGATAGTTGCTGTTTCATCAGCAGCTGATTCTAACGATGATGGTCAATCTTGTTATGCACATGTAAAAGTAGTTCGTGGAGTGTCTATAGGTGATTATGACCTATTTTCTGTCCCAGGTGCTCAGTATGAAGCTTCTGGAACAACTTTTGATGCTTTTTCATTAGCTGCTCCAGCAGAAGGTGACAAGTGCTACGTAGTTGGTAGTGCACATGCAGAAGGTTCAACCTTTCCAGATACTTGGAAAGATTCTCCGTTTGTAGATGTCTATGGCTTAACCCAAATATTCAAAACCACTTGTCAGATGACAAACACAGCTAGGGCAACCCAGTTGAAGCTTGTTTCTGATGAATGGGCTAGAATGTGGAAGCAAAAGCTCATAGAACATAAGTGGGATATCGAAACTGCTTTACTTTTTAATTCAAAAGGTACTGACGGTACTATTCGGTATACACAGGGCGCTGTAGATTATATCTTGAATAATGGTAACATATTCAGCTTAGACCTCGCTACGAAATCACAAGATGATTTCTTAGATGATATGTCTAGTTATGTCGATCCTCGATATAATAATGCTGGAGCTACCCTATTCATGGTCTCTACAGAAGTGTACAACTGGCTACACAAACTGTCTGGTTATTTTTCTAATAATCTTGGTCAAGCACAACCGTATATTGATGGGGCAACCCAAACGGTAGCTGGTGGAGGAAACTCCCTAGCCCGTGCTGATATGGCAATTAGTGGAAAAGGCAAGAAGTTTGGTTTGGATATTACAAAGATATCAACTCCGTATGGAGATATGAATGTCACGCGTAATATTCATCTAGACGGTGCACAGTCCTCAGCAAAGATTGTTGCAGTGAACATGAAACACGTTGCTTACAGACCATTGGTCGGTAACGGTGTGAATCGTGACACTTCAATTCACGTTGGGGTGCAGAGTCTTGAGAATACTGGTGTTGATAGAAGGATTGACCTCATTCAAACTGAGGCTGGTCTGGATATCTTAATGCCAGAAGCTCACGCAGTATGGAAGTAACGAGTAAATAAAACGGATGGGGAGGGGATCGGCCTCCTGATTTCCCTCCCCTGCTTCCTGAAAGGAAAATATGGCAAGTTTTACAGTACAAGTAGAAGCATTAGCAGGTTCTTCAGCTGGAACTCAAATCAGTCAATGGTTGGCTGATGGGGTTAAGGATATAGTAGAACGCATTGCTGAAACAAAGCCCCAAGAACTTGAACAGTTTGGAGGGCAAGGTGGGGAAACGTCTAATAACGGATCTGGTATGGGTGTATCCAACCACCATCGTATTATTAATGTAGTACGAGGATCTAAGGTTGCAACAAAAATTCCTGCATCAAATAGATTTGAAGCAGCAAACAGTAGCAGTTTATTATTTGCTACATCAGAATACCCCGCATGGTATTTACGTAATGGTAATGTATATATTTTACCAGCAACAACTGGAAGTGCAGTAGGCTTTGTTGATGTTGCTAGATACGGGACGGTATCTGACACAGGCACTCCATCTATATCTAATTTCCCAGTGGAATATTATCCATTGGTTGTAATATATGCAGCTATAAAAGTTTTACACGAAAGATTGGTCGGCTATACGGGATTACCCTCTGCTATGTCGCTACCTAGTGTTCCAGTGTTGGCGCTTCCTATTTTACCAGATGTGCCGACTTTATCAAGTGTTCCAGTGGCGCCAATAGTGAATCTCTCTCTCGTTAGCAGTCTGACAACTGTGGCTATGCCAGATGATGTCAGTCTCCCCACATTCGTCCCTGTAGCCGACCCTACTATTGATGCATTAGATTTAAGTAATGTTACTCCGCCACCAGTACCAGATCCCCCAGTGTTTGTTATTGGGGATGCAGCACTGCAAGCAGAATACGGAGCCCAAACATTAACATTAGCAGGTACACCACCTATTTATACACCACCTGTTATGACCCCACCAGATTGGACTGATGCCAATGAATGGGTTAGTGATGCTACTAAAGGTGAAGATCCAGAAATGGTACAAGCTAGGATGGCAGTAATAAATGGTCAAGTTTCAGAATTTGGAACTAAGCTTCAAGATTCGTTAAACAAGTTCAATGATGATAATTCACAGTATCAAGCTGAAAACCAACGTGATACTGCTGCATTTCAACAAAATTCTCAGGCT